AAAGCGAAAAAAATGATTGAAAAATATCGTGAAAAACCAACCATTATTCAAGGGGAAGAACAAGGAACAGTCGGAACACGTATGCAGATGATGAAACGACCCACATTAGGTGGGATTACCGTTCCTCCTGATTTTAATTTTGAAAACTTCAATGACCGAAAAGGGTTTGAAAGACGATTTAACAACATTTTAAAACGTGATGATGATGAGTATTATGATATACGAAACAAAACCATGATGGATAACTTCATTAAAATATTAGATTTAAGTTTTAATAGTGAAGCGGATGAACTCATTAAACAATTGAAATCCTTAAACCCTGATGATTTTTTTGATATTTATTTACAAAATCCTTTAGAATTTGATTTTAATATGTATGATTCAGAAGGTCAATATGTTGACGCTAACCAACAAACCATCAATGCCATGTTGTCCACTATTCATGATTATAAATCAGGTAAGGTTAATAAAGATTTAAAGGGTTTTTAAATGAATGAAAAAAGGTGTGGTTAATGGCAAGAAAAAAGTTTTCCTGTGATTTTGAAACAACAACTGATCCGAACGATTGTCGGGTTTGGGCATATGGGTATATGGAAATTGGAAACGAAAAAAACTTTAAAATTGGGAATTCTTTAAATGATTTCATGACTTGGGTCGAACATATCAAAGCGGATTTATATTTCCACAACGAACGTTTCGATGGTGAATTTATATTACATTATTTATTAACGCATGGCTATGAGTATTCAGAAAAACCAAGGAAAAACACCTTTAAAACAAGTATATCCAAAATGGGACAATGGTATTCACTAGATATATGTTATGGCTATAAAGGAAAACGGAAACTTCATACGATTATTTATGATTCACTCAAAAAACTTCCTTTTAAAGTATCTAAAATTGCAAAAGATTTTAATTTACCAATCTTAAAAGGGGATATTGATTATAAACAATATCGTGAGCCTTATTACACCATTACACCACAAGAATTTACATACATCAAACACGATATTGAAATCATTGCTAAAGCCTTAAAAATACAATTTGAACAAGGTTTAACTGCCATTACAAATGGTAAGGATTCACTAGATGGATTTAAAAATATCTTAGGTAAAAAATACTTTGATAAATTCTTCCCTGTGTTCAGCTTAGAACTCAATGAAAACATACGGTACGCCTATAAAGGTGGATTCACTTGGTTGAATGAAAAATATGCAAGGAAAATGGTGTATCATGGTGAAGTGTTTGACGTTAATTCACTATACCCGGCGGTAATGTATGATAAACCTTTACCCTTTGGTGTACCAATTTATTTTGAAGGGGAATATCAAAAAGATGAGGAATACCCTTTATATATTCAACGCATTAACATTGACTTTGAACTCAAAGAAAAACACATACCAACCATTCAAATTAAACATGGTGGAATCTTTAAACAAAATGAATACTTAAAATCATCCAATGGGGATTGTGTCGAAATCTATGTGTCAAATGTGGATTTAGAAATAATTAAAGAACACTATGATATTTATGAAATCGTTTATTATGAAGGATGGAAATTTAAAAGTGTCACAGGGTTATTCAATCAATTCATTGATAAGTGGACATACATTAAAATGAATAGTGAAGGGGCAGTGAAGCTTTTGGCGAAACTCATGTTGAATAGTTTATATGGAAAATTCGCAACCAACCCTGATATAACAGGAAAAATCCCTTATCTTAAAGCGGATGGATCGGTTGGGTATAAAGTCCCTAAAGATGAAGATGGAAACGAGATAAAAAGTTATCGTGATCCTGTTTATACACCCATGGGGGTGTTCATTACAAGTTGGGCTAGACACACAACGATTACAACCGCTCAAAAATGTTATGATCGGATTATTTATTGTGATACGGATAGCATTCACCTTGAAGGGTTTGGCATTCCTGATGTGATCAAAGAAACTGTTGATCCAAAAAAGTTAGGGTACTGGAAACATGAAGGATCGTTTATTCGAGGAAAATATCTAAGACAAAAAACTTACATGGAAGAAATGATTGTGAAACCGTATCTGTATTTCGATAAGGCTAGAGGAAGGGTTATTGAACGAAATACAAAAGTAGAAGTAAGATGTGCAGGAATGACTGAAAATATAAAAGAAAAAGTCACCTTTGATAACTTCAAAATTGGGTTTACATCAAACGGAAAATTAATGCCAAAACATGTGAAGGGTGGGATTATTCTTGAAGATAAAGAATTTACGATCAAGTGAGGAAGTATTGAAGGATATACTCTTTAAACATGAATTGAATAAAATAGAAGGATGTTCACGCACGTCATTTATCGGGATTGTTAAAACACAGTTTATTTTAAGGGATGTGAAATTTTATTCATCTAAGTTTGATCCTGATTGTCATGATGTGATAATTGACGCTGATGTGTTTTTAGATGATTTGATTTGGTGGTTTCAGACGTATAAAAGTGAGTATTGGTTGGGTGAGTTTAACGTGTGGATGGATGATGGAGATATAATAAGAATGGAGGGGATTTGATGAAGTTTTATGAATTAATGAGAATTAAACCTGTAAAGAAATATGATATAAGTTCAATGTACCCTGATGTTTCTCGCATTATGTTTATTAACATTTCTAATTCAATATATGGGAAGAAAGGGGTTAAATGATGAATGAAAATGAAGGAATTGAAATTAAAATTGATGGTAAATTTGTGTTAGGAATAAAAAAAGAAAATTATCAGGCATTAATAGACGGTACTATAAAAATTAACTGGGATGTTATTATTAAACATAGCTTACAAAATGAATATATTAAGAAAATTTTAAAAGACTAACATTTTATAAAATAGTGGAAGGGAGGTTAATTTATGAACCCTGAAAAACAAATGTGTGTCACCATCACCTGTGAACGACAAGACTATTTGAAGTTGTATCAGGCTGAATTTGTGACAGATAATTTGGATGGTGCGTTTCGATTGATTCGCACCTTTAAACCCAAAAGAGGGTATAAAGCCATCAAATGGGAATGTAAAGAAGAATTGTTTATGGTATAGGGTGGGCAGAAGGGTGTGAACCTTCCACCCGAAAAGGGTAATGGATATGATAAAACAAAGAAAAGGTGGTGTGGTTAATGGAAGTGTTTCTGTACCTTTTGATCGTTTTACTCGCTATCACAGTTATAAGTTTCGTGGTTCAGGTAAAGAAAGTGGGGGTGGATCACTTTTTGACAGGGTTTTTGTTTATGGTTAATTTGGTAATTATTGCTGATATTGTGTATGTGAAGATGGGGGTTTTTGGGTGAAAATTGTAGTGACGGATGAGTTGCTGGATGTGTTGGCTAAAAGATATTGGAAGTCAGCGTTTTTCGTGACAAACACTTTTGAAGAATATGTAAGGGCTTGTGTGATGATAATGGAAATGGATTTGAGGAATAGTGTGCCACGATTTGACAAATTTTAGGATTTGTGATATAATTGTTTTAGTGAGAAATGTCATTTCCTATAACGTATGGTAGTTAGGGGATTCATCCATGTTGACTCATGCCCCCACCTTTGGAATTGGATAAATTCTTGCGTTAAAAATGATCATTGTTTCACGATATGAAAACGCCCCAAAAGTAGGTTATAAAGCTGAAATTGGGGCATTCTAATTTGGAGGTAATTATGAAAAAGTTAATTAATAAACTAATATTAAATTATGTAAGAAAAAATAGAGATTTACAAAATCAAATCATTGCTGATTGGAGTAATGGTTATGATATTAAAAAGTATTATATCAAAGATTCAGAATTAACGTTATCAAATGTCAATATGATTTATTCACTTAGAATATTTTGGTATTCTTATTAAATTTAATGAATTAAAAGAAAAGAAAATTAATGGTTTTATTAAAGTTAAATGTGTTATAGAAATTAAATAATTTATGTAATGAATTTAATAAAACATGCCCGCCTTTGGATTTGGACAGAATCTTGCGTTAAAAATGATCATTGTTTCACGATACTTG